GGATCGACTTCCGCCGTCTGGCCGATGAAGCCCGCGAAGCGCTCGAGGCCTGAGAGCGATTGCGCTTTCTGCGCCTGCGCCATGATCGACACGTAGTCGATGCGAAGCGACTGCCCCTGAATCGCGTCAGGCGCCGGGGGGATCAATCCCTTCCGGCTCATGATGGCGAACGTCCGCTCGATCAGGGGATCAAGAAGATCCTGATTCAACCGCTCGAGTACCGGGCCCAACGCCAGCAACTTCTCCTCGTGCCGTTCGTCGATCTCGCGCGCTGTGATCTCGCGCCGATCGCTCTGGCTCAGCATCAGGAACAAGTCCTCGTAGAACGCGCGCTGGATTCTCAACCGCGTCTTCTGCGAGCCATCCTCGAGCGGGCCGAACGCCGCGCCGAAGTTGACTTCGTGCGCCGGCTTGAATCCCTGGTTCGCGTTGTTGACGTCGAGGTACGTGATGTCACCGGGTAGGAGTGACGCTTTCGCCTGACGCAAGGCAGACGGGCCGGTCATCGGCGGGTTGATCATCTTCTCAACTGCTTGCGCCTGACGCTTGGTCCGGGTCTGCAACTCCTTGATGTCGCCCAGCGCTGTCATGCCGGGGCAGTCCGTGGCGTAGACGTCCTCGGAGTTCGTCTCCCATCGCGGGCAGAGCACCGGGAACTCATCGAATCCCTGATGCGACAGAACGCCGATCTGCTGGTCGGCTATCGCGACGTTGGGCGTGCCGAGCTCGTAGTAGATGTCCTCGAACGCCTTGAACCTCGCGTCGATCTTGTTGCCGTCGTACGCGAGGTTTTCCTGGATGATGTGAACGATGTCGATCCACGCCGCGCGATTCCCACGCATCCACAAGTTCTGCACGGTCGCGGAGATCGTGCACGGCTCGCCGCGGAGGAAGCAGGGCCGGCCGGTCTGGTCGATGTCGCCCCACCTCTTCACGATCTGGTCAACCGTCATGCGGAACACACGCCCGAACGTCCGCACGCGGAGCTTGTCGTCGTTCGCGATGAAGTACGACCCCACGGGGAAGTCGTAGCACCGGATCACGCTTTCGTCGTCCTCGTAGATCGCCATCGCGGACGTGCCGAAGACACCGAGATCCCCGTAGACGATCGGGAGAATGTTGTAGAGGTTCGAGCGGAGGAACACCATCCGCATCCGCTCCTCGACCTCGTGCAGCCATTGCTTGACGTCGCCCTGGTCCGCTACGTCCTGATCCGGCGTCGTGAGCCGAAACCACGGACGCGCAGGACTCGTGATGCCAGACATCATGCCGGCCGACAGCACGCGCGCGGAGAACGTCGCGGTTGAGTCGAGGATGTTGCGCGAGCGACGATCGCCCTTGTTGACGTCCGTGACAGCGAATCGTCCACGGCGCGGGCGGATATAGTCGTTCAGGTCCTTCCAGTGCGCGATGAAGGATGCCCGTTCGGCCTCGAGCTGCCCACGCAAGATTTCGCACCGCTGCCGGACGGTGAGCACGGCAGTAGCCGGCCCGTTCGCGGACGCGGTGAAGGGTGCGAAATCAGGAGTGAGCGCGGTCGCCATTACTGTCCGAGCAAAGTGTTACGGGGCGGGGGCGGCGTCTGAACGCCGGCCGGTCCCGTGAGAATCGTCGAGCGCTGGCCCGTGGACTGGGCGCGCTTCTTCTGCACCTGCTGTTGACGCGCCGCGTTCACATTCGCGATGGCGTCCAAGTCGTTCTGACTGGGCTTGGTCTGCAACGCGGTCTGCTGCGCTTGCTGAGCAGCCTTGGCGGCTTTCTTCTGCTGTTGGTTGTTGTAGACGGCAGAGCCGACAGCGGCGACGCCTGAGACGATGCCAGCGGTGATGCCCATCAGTCGCCGCCGTCCGTGGCGAATCGCGCGGCGGCTTTCTCCCAGTCGTCGGACTCCATGTGGATCGACCACGGCTCGGGCTTGTCAAGCCGCTTAGCGTAGATGATGTCTACGGCTTCGTAGCCACGACGCTCGAGCAGCGGGCCGAAGTTGAGCCCCGGTTTCGCTTTGACGTGGTGATAGATCGCCTGCACACCCTGCTCGCGAAGCTGTTCTTCGCAAAAGGCAAAGAGGCGCTGGCCCGTGGTGCCTCTGGCCCACGGCGCGACGTACACGACGTCCTGCGCGGCCTGAAGGCTCTGGGCGTAGTGCGGGTTAGTGCGGACGATGAACACACAGTACCCGGCTAGCTTGCCGTCCTCGTCGCGAGCCGTGAAGAACGCAAGCATTCCGCTCTCCTGCGCGCCCGCGTAGTAGGCACGATCAGGATTCAGCGGAATGTCTTGGAAGTGAGCCACCTCTGACCAATGAGCGGTCAGCAACGGCACCACCTCGTCCCATAGACGATCGTCTAAGAGTTCTCGCGCGAACCTGATAGGCGACATTGAGCGCAATGTGCCACTCAATGGCCGAGCGCGCCTGTCCCTCGTTAGGCGGACAGAGCCGAAGGCGGGGGTTGAGGATTCTCGTAACGCTCGATGAACACGGCGATTGCGATCCGGCGATTGCGCGCCTTGTTCGCACCGATCTTGTCTGCGATGCGGTCGAGATGGGTCTTGACCGTCCAGACGGAGATGCAAAGGATCGGCGCGATCTCTTTATCCATCAACCCTTCAGCCACAAGACGTGCAACCTCCATCTCTCGAGCGGAGAGCTTCGTCATGGCGGAAGCAGCGCCGCGATGCGCGCGGCAATCGACAGAACACCGTCCGCATCAGAATTGCCCTGCAACGCCTCTGCCAGTGGATCGGCATACTGCATCAGCATCACCCCTCCTTATTCGCGTACGGGTCCCACTCGTGAGTGGTTGTGTGGCTCGGCTGCAACGACACGGGCAATCCTGCCATCGTCGGTTGCTCCACGACGGCAAACGTCGTCACGAACGCGTCCCACTCGTCCGGCGACTGGCCGTTCAGCAGCTTCTTGATCTGGTCCTTCTCGATGACGCGCAGCCGGCCCTTGTCGAAGTAGTACGTCGCTGCGGTCGCTTCTCTGACCAACGCGGGGTTGTTCGGCAATGCGCCGCCGTTCTTCACCCACTCCGCGGCCCTGAAGTACATCTCCGAGCGCTTGTTGAAGTAGCGCGAGTCGTCGGCGTTGCCCGAGAAGTTGATTTCGAGGATGTTGATCCCACCGAGCCGCGCCGCGTCCACCACGCCAGCCGCCCAGCCGCCCGTAGAATCGATCAACTCGAGCTCCGAGCCCCAACGCTCCTTCGCCACCGCGATCCGGCCTGCAATCGCCTCTGAGCGGGCATTGCGCATGGTTACGGACTTGAACGCGGCCAAACCCTGGCGCGGGAAGATCACCGTGCGATCGTCACCGAACCGCGCCACGTCGATCCCGAGCCGCTTCTGCGCGAACTCGTACTGGTCGATCCTGAGATGCCGGCCCATCGCGGCCCGTACGTCGTCAGGGCCTAACAGCGCATTGAGTGAGCTCGGCGGGAACTTCCCGAGGATGTACGCCATCACCCACGGGTTATCTCGACCGTAAAGCTGGATTTGCCCCTTCGCCCACTCGACATCGATACGCGGCGAGCGGCCCGGATCGTCCGGGTCGCCGTTGATTCTGATCGTTTCCCACTGGTCCGACTGTTCCGTGACACAGACGTAGAGCGCGCCGGCATGCGACGTCGGGTTGCCAGCCTGGATGATCCGGCCCCAGTCGCAGTTCGATAGGCCCTGCTCAGCAGCTCTGAGCACAGCCGGGGGCAAGTCGCCGCTCTCGTCCACGAGGTAAAAGACGGACTTAGCGTGCAAGCCGGACAGCGTGCGGCCCTGGGCGTCAGGGTCCGCGGACTTTGAGAACGACCGAGCCGCGAGATACCACGTCGTTGGATGCTCTCTCGAGAAGATCCGTTCCGTGGTCATGTCAAACGCGCGCTGGAGCACTGGCGACCGCTCACGCCAGACGGCCAACTCTTTCCACAGATTGTCGCGGAGGTTTTCACGCGAGATCGAGAGGGCCAGCCCGTTGGGGTGGTTCACGCCGTCCGAGTAACAGAGGAGGGCATTCCAGCCTAGCCACGCGAGGACAGCAGACTTGCCCGGTCCTGCGCACGCCTGGAGCGCGATCCGCATTCGGGCGTGGTCCTTGTCGCCCCACGCGTCGCAGGCTTGCCGTTGCCACGCGTCCGGGTCGATGCCGAAGAGGTTGCGGACCATGAGCTTCGGGTCCGCCTTCCACGCCCTGAGTGCTTCCACCGCGCCTTCGACGTGGCTCACGACTTACGCGCCTGTGTGATGAGCGCGGCCAGCGATTCGTCCGCGGTGTGCTCCACGCGATCGACGAAGAGGCGTAAGTGCTTGCCGAGCGAATCGTTCGAGCCCTTCTTGTCCCAGAACTTCACCTTCTTGGTGTAGCCAATGAGGACCTTCTTTCGGTCCTCGCCGCGGCCTTCCCAGTCGTAGAGTTCTTCCGTCTCGACCGAGGCGATTGCACGGCGGACGTTCTCGGGGATCTGCTTGATCGGCAACAGACAGTTGTTCTCGTCGAAGGCTTCGGCTGGGTCCACCGTGGCCATTCTGAGGAGCTCGCGGAGCACCGTATCCGCATCGACCTGAACGCGTTTGGCGCGCTCGTCGGCCCGCTCGGCAATTTTTGCCGCCACGTTATCGTAGGTTAGCAGCCGACAGCCTTGGACCTTGGCGCCGCTCTCGGCGTACCCGGCACGAATTGCCGCCTGAGTGGCGTTCAGGTCGATGAGGTATTCATCGACGAATCGGGCTTGCTGTGGCGTTAAGGGCTTCGGTGTCTCAGCCATTGTCGCTTCCCTCCTGGGGAGCGAATGCGGACGCGGCCATCGCAGCATCAATCGCAGCACGAAGCGACGGCGCACTGCGTACGACCTCGACATAGACGTCCTGCCTGTCGTCAACTATGTCCCATGACTTGCCGCCAAAGACATAGACGTCGTACCCGAGAGCCAGCCAATCCAGTCTCGCCGTGTCGCTCGGCTCGCTCTGCTGCGTTGCCTTGAGCGCGTCGGAGAGATCGACGGCGGACGTGTAGCCGAGCTGCCTCGCTCTCCCCTCAGCGCCGATCAGCCATTCCGCCGCCGCGAGGACCAACGATCCGCTCTGCTGCTCGCGTGGGATGGAGGGGGACGCGGGCCTGTCGTAAAGCGGGATTGTCTCGGGATCGAAGCCGTCGTCGTACAGCATTGTGGCGCGCGAATCCGCCTCGTGCTCGTCGAGATAGCAGATGTCCTCACCGTTTGCCCGCACAATCCACGCGACTGGCGGGGAAGAGGGGCCTGAACGGCGTGTAGCCTTCAGGGTTTCTAGAACGCGCTCGATTGCCTCGACAAGCGATTCGTGAGGCTGTTCGGCGAGGCCGATTTCGTCCGTCTCTAGCAACTCGATGGCGTTCTCGATCGCGTCACCGAATCGCGACAGGTCGGCGCTCAGTCCAGACGCCGCCTTGTACCACTCGCAATTCGTACCTAGCGCGCATTGGTCCGCTGTCGCTTCTCGTGTCTCGAGGGCGGCGTAGATGCGAAGTCGCCATCGCGCGTCATTCGCGAACCTTGGCTGAAACTCGTGCCGGCCGACACGCTCCGGCGGAGCGTCAGGGTCGCCATCCACCAGCTCAGCGCGAGCGGGCACACCAAGCGCGCGGAGAATCTCCAGCGCGGTATCGCGCCTCTCTCTGATGAACCCCTCTGAGATGGTACCTGTGTAGGCGAACGACTCGAAAATCAACCGCTCATTCGCAGCGTCGCGTGTCTCGAGGGATGGAGCGCGCAAAAGAGCGAGA